AGTAATTCGCCATTGTTTGCAAATAAACCAAAACTGCCAGTGGTAGAAATAAACAATTCAAACGAAGCAATAACTGAAAATACAAGATTTTTTGATCAAGCCAAACCGGTACACAGTGTTTTGGCAGGGCAGATGTTGTCGCAAGGTGTGATAGCGGATCCTCTTATTGGACCAATAGGTTCCAACAGTCAACGTGAATCACCGAGTACAGTATTTGGAATAAGCACTGCTGGAAGACCAGTGTATCAAGGTGGACTAACTGATGCTCAAATAGCGGCCAAGGTGGCAAGCAGTACACTTCAAGCAAATGAAACAACTGTAATTGCACGTAAAGGTGGACACAGTTTGGTAATGGACGACGGAGATCTTGCTGGCGAAGATAACCTAACAAGAATACGTACCAGTGCAGGTCATCAAATAATGATGAACGATACTGCTGGCAAACAAACAATTCACATTATGCATGCAAACGGACAGACCTGGATAGAACTAGGAAAAGAAGGCACCATTGATTTGTACGCATCAAACAGTGTGAACATTCGAAGTGCTGGTGAACTCAACATGCATGCTGACCGTAATATAAACATAGCCAGTGAACTTGGAAGTGTTAACATTTTTGCAAAAAGAGCAATGAGTCTTGAAACAGGAAGTTTAAGCCTTACTGGTACAAACAGTATTTTGGCCTATAGTAAAAGCTCAGTTGGAATTAAAAGCGATGGCAGTTTAAATCTAAACAGTCGAACCGGTGGATGGGGTGCGGGCACAGGACTCACACTCGAAGCAGGATGTATAAAACTAAACAGTGGATCAGCTCCACCTGTAGCTAATACACAAGAGATTCCAAAACTTAGATTGCCTGATACAAAATTTTCTCCTCAACAAGGTTGGATACCAGAGCCGAATGCAATTGAAACAATTGTTACTAGAGCTCCTACACATGAACCTTATGCAGAAAGAGGCACTGGCGTGAATACCAGTACCAGTTTAGAGTCATCTGCTGAACAAGTTCCTCTGGAACCAAAAACTAAAGAAGCAATTACCAAAGCAGAAGCAACAGAAATTGAAACAGTAAACGAAGGCGACTACGAAAAACAATCCCAAGCAAAAACTAATGTTGGTAAAATACCACCAGAAAAAGTAACCAGTATGGTAGCACAATCGAGCAAACTTGTTCCACAAGACTTTAATGAAATATCTAACACTAACGGAGTTGGAAAATTTGGATTCAGTGCTACAGAATTAGAAAAAGGTGGATTACTCAAACCAGGTACTGCAGAGTTCTTTCTCAAGGATGCTACTGCTGATCTAAACACTGTTTTAAGTAGTGCAAGTGTTTGGACTGGTTCGCAAGGCGTTAATGGTCTAAGTGATTTTTTAAACAATGAAACACTACAAGATGTAACAAAAACAGATTTATTCAACAAAGGCTTAGGCGAGTTACAAAATGCAGGAATTGTTACAGGATTAGAAGATGAAGCGGCACTAGGCGGTTTGATCAGTGGTGCAAGTAAATATGGTGCAGAAGCAGTGAAAAAATGGCAAGATGGAGCAGCAACACTTGGTGAAACATTCGCCGGAAGTAACAGTACAAAAATTACTAACACTGAGATGAATAAAGTTGTACGAGGCGGTCAGTATTCAATACAGTTAGCACAACAAAAACTCAGCAACGAAGTACAAGGATTTTCTACTGGCAGTGGCGGTGTAGTTAGCACCACAGTAAGAAGTAGCCTTGACACTGCTGTAGCAAGTGTTGTTACAAACAAGAAAGTCAACGGAGTGGATGCAGAAACTGCGGCATTTGAGGCAGAATTTGACGCACAAAACAATACCACAAATACGTAGGTAAATACAGTATGCCAACGTTTATCGGATATAGTACCATTGGAAGGTACAAAAGTTACACAGTCACAGACTTTGAATTAATCAAACGTGACCTATTAAACGCACTTAGCATTAGACAAGGTGAAATGCCTGGACGTCCTAATGTTGGTTCAACTATATGGAGTTTGATCTTTGAACCTCAAGGTGCTCAAACTTCAAAAGCAATAAACAAAGAACTACAACGCATAGTTGCCCAAGATCCAAGAATCAGTGTCTCAGATATCAATGTTTATCCACAAGAGAACGGAATACTAATAGAACTTGAAGTTGATACTGTTAGTGGACAACAAGGTGAACTTCTCAATATATTTTTCAATAACGAGACTATGAGAGCTGCCTACGCAGATGTGTAGATAAACTACGTAGTTAATTCTTTTCATAAATACCATGTAAGGAAACACACATGGCTAAAACTACAAGACAAACAAGTATATTTGGTGTAGAAGATTGGAAGAGAATCTATCAAACCTATCGTGAAGCTGACTTTCAAAGTTATGATTTTGAAACACTGCGTAAAACTTTCATTGATTATATAAGACTTTACTATCCTGAAAGTTTCAATGATTACATAGAGTCTAGCGAATTTATTGCTATACTTGATGTTATGGCTTTCATGGGTCAAGCAGGAAGTTTTAGAAATGATCTTAATACTCGCGAAAACTTTATTGATACTGCTGAAAGAAGAGACAGTGTCACTAGACTAGCAGAACTAGTTAGTTATACACCAAAGCGTAATACTGCGGCACAAGGTTTCCTAAAAGTACAAAGCATCAGTACCACCGAAGGTGTAATAGATTTTACAGGTGTAAACCTATCAAACATTACAATCAATTGGAATGATACCACAAATCCAAACTGGCTAGAGCAATTTACAGTTGTTGTGAATGCAGCTCTCAGCGGAAGCCAACGTTTTGGAAAACCAGGAAACAGCCAAACACTATTAGGTATTGATACAGAAGAATATACACTTAACTTGATTGCAGGTTTCTTGCCTGTTGTTCCATTCAGTCAGACTGTGAATGGAACTAACATGACATTTGAAGCAGTCAATGCTACATCTTTAAATCAGACCTATCTATATGAACCTGCTCCTGCACCAAGTGGTCCATTAAATTTGTTGTATAGAAATGACAAACAAGGCTATGCAAGTGCAAACACCGGTTACTTTTTTTATTTCAAGCAAGGGTCACTTCAGGATCAACAATTCAATCTTGGAGAAAGAATCAGCAACAGAATTGTAAATGTTAACATAGAAGGCATCAACAACGAAGATGTTTGGTTATATCAATTAAATGCACAAAATTCAATAATTGCAGAATGGGAAAAGGTTGAAAACATTTACACTGGAGCAGTTGAAGAACTTACTCCTGAGCAACGTAGATATTTTAGTATAACATCGCGAACAAACGATCAAATAAACCTAAACTTTGGTGATGGTGTGTTTAGTAGTATACCAGTTGGAACCTTTAGAACCTATGTAAGAAGTTCGAATGGCCTAAACTATATTATCAATCCTGACGAAATGCAAAATGTAACTTTTAACATAGGTTATGTAAGCAAAACAGGCAGAAACGAAACGCTTACCTTTACCTGTGCGTTAACTGTACCAGTGAGCAATGCAGCCAGCAGAGAAAATATCAACGATATCAAACAAAGAGCTCCTGCGAGATACTACACTCAGGATAGAATGGTCAATGGAGAAGACTACAACAATTTTCCATACACTCTTTATTCAACTATAATCAAGTCCAAGGCTGTCAACAGAAGCTCAATTGGTACTAGTAGATACTTGGATCTAGTAGATGTCACTGGAAAATATTCAAGTACAAATGTTTTTGCTTCGGACGGCATGATATATGAAAACACACAAGTTCCTAGTTTTACATTTACTTTTGCCGATCAAAATGACATCACAAATGTTATTGTTAATCAAGTCGAACCTGTGCTTGCAAGTAGAGGCATGCAAGAATTCTATTATGAGAATTTCAATCGTCCAAGTTTAACAACATTAAATTTAGAATGGAATCAAAGTACTACAAGCAATAATGAAACCACTGGTTATTTTAAATTTGTGGCTAGTGGAGCACCAGCACCAGTTGGTCCTCAAGCAAGTGATAATAAAAAATATATTGCACAAGGTGGATTAATCAAATTTGTACCACCTGCAGGACAGTATTTTACTCCAACAAACAGATTGGCAGTTGGCTCTCCAACATTACCTGGAGATAAAATGGTTTTATGGGCAACTGTTACTGCTCTTGAACTGGACGGAACAAATTTTGGTGTTGGAAACAACGCTGATGGAACTGGCCCAGTAACTCTCAACAATTTTATTCCGACAAATGCAGTGCCAACACAGGTTATTGTGAATTTTATTACTGATTTGCCTACTGCGATTGAAACAACCATGAGAGAAAACATCGAACTGTACAGAAATTTTGGTTTGGGTTATAATAATCTTACACAGACATGGTATGTGATAACTTCAACAAATCTCAACAGTAGCACTACTTTTAGTTTAGCATATGCTCAAGATACCTCAGGCACAGGGTTAGATAATAGTTGGCTTGTTGATTTTCAAACTGATGGTGTGACTTACACTGTAAGTTCAAGAAGCTTAGACC